AACTCTTCTTCAAATACATCTTCTTCTATAGTCTCTTCTCTTTCTATTCTTTCTTCTTCTATTTCAGCTTCAGCCAATCTTTCTTCTATAGCTTCAAAAACCTCCTCAACGGCTTCTTCTTCAAAAATTTCTTCTATAAACTCTTCCTCTGGGTCTTCTAATATTGCAATCTCTTCTTCTCTTCTGGTTTCTTCTTCAAACCATTCTTCTAATTCTTCGATAGTCTCTAGTTCAATAAAAGTTTCAGGCTCTCTAAAATCTTCTACTAAAAATGTTTCTTGAAAAATAAACTCTTCAATAATTAAATCTTCTACAGGGATAAATATTTCTTCACGCGGCATTTCAAAATCTGGTATTAAGGGAAACGGATCTACAAACTCATCTTGACGAAACATTTCTTCAAAGATTATTTCTTCTTCAAACATAAACTCTTGTTCATCAAAGTGCTGCTCATCAAACTCAAATACAAACTCTTCAAATATAGGCTCTTCCTCATAACCAAACTGCTCTTCTTCTTCATAACCGTAATCAAATTGATCTTCTTGAAAGTAACCTACATCTTCTTGTTGTCTGTATCCAGGGCAGAAAGGGCCATACTGAGGATCTAAATCGCATTGCTGGTCATCGTATGCGTCCCAATAGTTAGGACATGACTCACTATAAAGAGAGCTTATATTACATTGTTGGGTTAATAAAGCATCTGCATAACCACTACAACTAGAATTATTTAAAGGATTACTACAATCAATACCGTTGCCACTACCTGCGCCATATAAAGATCCACCATTTTCTAGCGTGGTATTGATAGATGTTGCATTCCAATTTTTATTGACGCAAGAGGATGAGTTGGTTGTACCTGTACTGCATTCATCATGATAGTAATAAGTGTAAGAATCTTCTTTTTTAGATCCTACTTCACCTATTAATACATCATGATTGATAATATTTAGATGGCCATAACGAATGTCAAAAGAGTTATTGTTCCAAAGTATTATCTCAAAGCTGTTGTCTGTATTGCTTCTGTTGTACTCTCTAAGGTCATACCAACCAAATATCATTTTACTTGAGTCTCCCCAAGACTTCATACGAGAATTGTTGTCTCTAATTAAGTCAGTCCAAAAAGCGTATATAGTATAGGTGTGCTGTCCGTTAATAGGGTCAGGAGTGTAATCGTTACAGTAGCTACCACTAGCGCCAAAATGGAGACATCCATTGGTAGCCATCCTCGCTTGGCTGAATGTAGAGCCATAAAAAGTAAAATTAAAAGAAAGATCAATTGCGGGAGAAATACCATCGTCTACTACCTCGTATGCTAACTCGCCCTCAAAGTTGTTGGCGTTTGTTTGCAGGTGATATAAGTCTTGTCCTGATTCATAAGTGTATTGTCCATATACACTAAATGATAGCAGACTAGCTACTGCGTAGCATAAAATTCGTTTCGGCATTGGTTGTTGGTTTTAGTTTTTCTTGTATATATAACTTTAACTGCGCCAACAACATCTTTATTTATTTTTTCTCTGTTGGGGTTTGAATCGTGTGTACATTTTTGTATGAATAACTTTTCTTGATCTTTAACATCTGGTCTTTTAGATTTATTTTCAGCCCAAGCTAAAGTTGCTTCTGCTCCTATTTTTCCTCTGTAAGGACAAGGAGTACCAGCCATCTCCATAGCTTTAAACACTCTTTCGTCTTGGCAAAGAATACTAACGCTGGCCACTTTCATACCAGTATCGTAAAGATACTTAGATAGTTTTAACCGTTCGCAGTTTTCGTCAGTAACAGTAGCTCCTGTAGAGAAGCCAAATACTTGTCCTTGGAACGCGCCAGAGCGGCCTACAGTACAAAGATCTTGCGAATAGGACATAATGCTTGGAGCTATCGCTGAAGCTGGAGGAGCCTTGCTTTTGACGTTTTGATTAATGGTTTGAGTAGAATTAGATTCGTTAATATTTCGGTTAGTATTATCAGATTTAGTATTATTTTCGTTGACGTTTCGGTTGTCAGTTTTGACGTTAGAATCTGAAGTCGATTGATTAATATTAGTGTTTTGATTCGTATTAGAGCTGGTCGAAGTCGAATTATTAGTATTGTTAACATTTTGATTAACGGTTGAATTAACCGTTGAGTTAGATGTCGAAGTATTGACGTTGTTATTCGTATTGGTGTTATTCGAGGTCGAGTTATTTACATTAGTATTGGAGTTAGTCGAAACATTCGTATTAGAATTGGTGTTAGTCGAATTGTTTGTGTTAGTCGATACGTTAGTGTTGCTATTAGTGTTGCTATTCGTATTGGAATTTGTGTTGGTATTTACGTTGGTATTAGATGTGGTCGTATTATTTACCGTATTTAAACTATTGTTTTCGCAATACTGAGAACCGTTGGTGCAAGCTGTACCAGACTGTTGAGAAGATTGAGCGCTAACATTTACAGACAAACCAATAACCAAAGTTACTAAAAAACCAATAGCCGACCAGACTATTAAGCTATCATGCTGTTTTTGCTCCTTGTCCATTGTTGCACCAAATCATATTATTTTTTAAATTTAGAAACTACTTGATCCCAAAGTTCAGGTTTGAATTTTTTTACAGACCATCCCATTATTACTGCAATTATTGCTAGTGGTATTAATATTTCCATACTGCGTTACCTCAGTTTTTTTAAAATTATATACTAATTTCTCTTGGCATGAACGATTCTTTGCTCGTAATTTTCAAAATGTTTTGGGTCTTTAAAATGTATATCACAAGCAATAGATAGTCTTGGTTGGTCGTTTGTGTTTTCTTTTACACCATGCCAAAGGTGACAATCAATTAAATGTAGCTCGCCAATATTGTTAGGTACATGGCCATTATCATCATAAAAAGTAAAACAATCATCAGGACCTGATATAAAAATATTACAAGCATAAAAAATATTTTCAGGATGGCCATGATTGTGCATGGGTATTCCTTCGTCTTTATTAAGAATATTAACCCAGCATTGAATCCAAAACTCATCTTCGTCTTGCATAATTGGTAAAGCAAAAAATTTTTTTGTTATATCAATTTCAGGTATGTAGTTTAAAAAATTATAGTAGGAATACCTTGCGGTTGTTCCTGTATACATATCTGTAGTAAGTGGCAAAGCAAGTATTTCTTGTTCTTTTTCTAATAAAACTTTTTCGATTAACTTACATTCTTCTTTTGATAAGAAGTTTGGAATCTTTATGTGCATATATTTATTACGCTAGATAAAGCTAAAACAATTCTATCTTTAGGTGTTACGCCATCTTCAGGGTGATGATATAAACCTGAATGCCAAAGATACCATTTGTTTATCTCAGGTTCTATTTTAAAATCTGCAAAGCTAGTGCCTAGTTTTGTTGGTGTGATATACATTACAGCAGAAATCTGTAATCCTTTTTCTTTTTTAAACATATGGTTATGCACCACATTCTGTAGTTGAGATCCTTTAGATGCGTAATAACCCCATACATTCTTTTTAGTAAATATAAAATTATCTGCACCTAAGTAAGTTTTAAAAAGATTGTTGATAGAATTATCAATAACTGAAAAAGCTTGATCTATTTTTAAGTCGCTTTGTATTTTTGGATGTGTACACACCTCCATATCGCAACACTTTGTTTCTTTAGTGTAGTTAATTAAGTCTTGTTGAAACTGTTTATTGTTGACTTTGGATATGTAAGGACAGTCAAAGACTTCAACCATTATTTTTGTAATGAATAATGTCCAGGTAATCCTATCATAGGCCTACCGTCAAATTTATTAAATTTAGCGTCTTTACCACTAGCATCATTATAGTGTAAAAATACTTGCGCACAGTTTTCACCATCAAAAGGTTCTCTCCAATGCTCTAAATCACAACCACGATACATAAGCATATCGCCTTTTCCTAATTTAACCTCTACGCCTTTTTTACCTTCTTCACCTGATGGTTCTAAAAATATAGACCACTCATCTCCACCTAATAACATAGTAGTGGATATTTCGCATGAGTATCTATCTTTATGTCTTTTTAACTCATCTCCTTTTTTATAGATTCTTGCATATGAATAAGTTTCAGTAAGCTTCATATCTGTTTCTTTTTCCATTACAGGTTTAACTTTTTGCAATAAAGTGTCCATAACTATATCGCCATAATGTGAATAAGTTTCAGGTATTTGGACATCATTCCAAACACCAAAATAATCAGCAAACTGTGAAATATATCTATCATCAAACAAATGTCTTGCTACTGCTCTTTTGTTTAAAAAGTATTGATAACAAAAATTTGCTAGTTCTGTTGATATAGCGTTTTTAATTACTAGGTATTTATTTTTCTTAAAGCTCATTTAAATGGATATCCTAAATTCCAACACACTAAGGAGTGTCGTATTCCTTTGGTTACAGGTTTAACTCTATGCCAAACAAAAGAAGGAAAAACAATCACACTTCCTTTTGGTCTAATTTCTTCACAAATTCTAGGTTGTGATGCTTCATCTTGATTTCTAAAATCAAATTCTAAATCACCACCTTCATACTCATCAGGGTCTGTGAGCGATACGGTCATGCTAAGTTTTCTTAGTTTACCATGCACATTTCTATTTTCAGGTTGGTCATATGGTTCTGTATAGGAATCACAATGCCAATCATAAAACTGACCCTTTTTATATTCGGTAAATTGACATGACTCTGAAAAATCCCATTCAAAATTCCATTCAGCACTTGCATTTGCTGCATGCACATAAGGTTGTATTTCGTTGTATATCCATCTATCGTTCATCCAAACAATGTCAGACTTGCGTTTCTTTTGAATGTTTTTAAGTTCTAGTTTGGTAAGTTTTTTGTTGTCTTTGCCAGCGTTACCTGTAAGAGCCATTTCTTTATTTTGTTCTTTACCATAACGAACAATATCGTCACATATTCTTTCAGGAATAACTGATTGAAAGTACCAGTAGTACCATTTAAGATTCAAAATAACCTCTCTGTATTAAAAATTCATTTACCCATTTTTCTAAAGACATGTTTTTATACTTAGTTATAATTGATTCGCTTAAATACATATTTAAATCATAGTTATTTTTTTCTACTTTATCTTTTTTAACATCATGATACATTCCATCTAAAACACTATCATCATATTTAATATTGTTTATAGAAAATTGATCTAAATTAACATATCTATGATTACATGTTGGAATATTTAAAAATTTGTAAATGCGTTTTATATATTTTTTAGGATTTATTGTTAAGTCTTCATAATTAATTTTTATATAGTCGTTATCATTTTTAATAATGTTATGTATAGCATAAGAATTAACAGCAGTCATGCCTTCAGTCATTTCATAAAAACAAGAATCTTCTAAATTTTTTTTATTCCAATTTTTTACTCTAGCAAGAGAACCTAATATTTCTATAAAAGGTCTTTCTAAAATAATAAATTTTGGATTTGGAGTAATATATTTTTTTATAAGTTCTATATTCTTAGGTGTCCCCCAAGGACTTCTATCAATAATATGATTGCTTTTATAATTTTTAAAGTATAGTTCTGTAGAACCTTTTATTAAATTATTTAATGATTGATAGTCAGGGAAGTTTTTAAAATTTGTTGTTTCTTTAAGTTGTTCAAGATTATATAAAATGTCTGCTGTAATAGAATTAGCAGTAACACTTATGTTTGGGTTTTGGTTTAATATAGATGCAAGCAAAGTATTTCCACATCTAGGCAAACCGCATAAAAAGTAAATATTTTTCA